CCAGCATTTCTTTGCCACTGGCTCTGCTAGTATGCTTTTTCCACATCCAGCTCTGCACAGCCATGTCTGTGCCTTCTATGCCCATAATGTCATCGTTACGCAAAGTCATCGACTTTTTAACAGGCTCTGGGAATAAAGCCCCGCACGCTGGGCAGGCAATCGCTGAGATATGCACTAGCTCACCGCAACTGTCACACACCTTGACGGGGGCTTCTCCATCCCCACTACTACCCTTTTTAGGTGGCTGGACTGCTGTGATCGGGCCATGGGTTTGAATCACTCCAGCAAAGTCTAGGACTAGGCAATGATCGGTGTGGCTTTTAGGTCGCATCCCGCGCCCTGCCATCTGCACATATAAACTGGCGCTCATGGTTGGGCGTAGCATCGCAATCAAGTCAATATCGGGGTAATCAAAGCCAGTCGTAAGCACATTGGCATTTGTCAAGGTGCGTATTTCACCCGCTTTAAACTGTGCCAAAATGCGCTCACGCTCTGTCTTTGATGTCTCTCCGGTCACGCATTTAGCTGAAATACCGACCCCATTTAATGCACTGGCAATATCTTCTGCGTGCTTTACCCCAGTGCAAAAGAATAGCCACGACTTACGATCACCAGCCAAATGCGCCACCTCCCGAATAATTTTGAGGTTTTGCTCTGGGATATTTACGGCAGCCTGCAACTCAGACTCAATAAACTCCCCGCCACGCTTATGCACGCCACTGGTGTCTAACCTAGCCCGTGTCACTTTACTGCGCAAAGTAGCAAGATATCCTTTATAGATTAGCTCCTCAATACTGACTGGCTCGATCAAAGCATCAAATAAAGCGGGTTTGTCGGTAATTAAACCATGCCCTAGGCGATAAGGCGTAGCAGTTAGACCAACGATCCGCATGGCTGGGTTAATCGCCTGTAACTGCCCTAAAAACTCCCTATATCCCCCTTTGTCTCGGTGATTGACTAGGTGGCACTCGTCAATAATCACCAGATCAATGTGACCGATTTGTTTGGCTTTCTTACGCACTGACTGAATGCCAGCAAAGGTAATGGGTTCGCCCAGTTGCTTTTTACCAATGCTGGCTGAGTAAATGCCCATGGGCGCGCCTTTCCAATGCAAGCGCATCTTCTCAGCATTCTGTTCAATTAATTCTTTGACGTGCGTGAGCATCAAAATGCGAGTCTCAGGCCATGACTGCAAGGCATCCTTACAAAGTGCAGCCACAATGTGGCTTTTTCCAGAGCCAGTCGGTAGCACCAAACAAGGATTGCCTTGATTGCCAGCATCGAACCAAGCATATAGCTGGTCGATGGTGCGTTGTTGGTAGTCTCTTAGCATTACCCTATAATCCTCGCACCCATCTCACTTCTCAATCTCTCAACAAACGCATCGCCTTCAACGCAGGCTTCTGCGTTAGAAAGTAGCTCTTTACTGGCATACGCACCATCTGCTGGGTCGCCATTTTTGATGTCTTTGCCATTAATAAAATATACCGCCTGCCATTCATTGTCGCTATCTTTTCGCTGCCATGGTACTAAATCAGGGTGCAGGACATGAGAATCGCACCCAGTGCGTTGGAACTCCACCGGAATATCATCGGAATCGTGGCGTTCACACCGCCAGGTGCTATCTTCCATCGCTGTCGAGTTGGCGCAGGTACGGCAATTGACGTGTTTCGTTTGTTTGGTGTCAAAGCAAAACTCATGGGCTGGGCAAAACTTGCATTGATACCAACTTGGATCGCTTGACAATGGCTCTGGCATTCTGTCAGCCAAGGCAATGCGGTGGCCTTTCTCAATCAGTTTTAAAGCCACAACCTCATCGTAGCGAATGCGCTCGGTGTAGATACGATCATCGTCTTTGCAGATCGCCACATACAAGGCTCGGTCAATCTCTGTGCCATGCATATAAAGCTGGCACTGGGCAAAGTGCATTGGCTTAGACTTCTCAACCCCATTCTTTTCTACATCGTCAAATGACTTCTTGCTGTGGGTTTTAAACTCAGCAATGTGTTTTTTCTTTGGCGCTTCTGGTACGCCACGCTCAATGATGCCATCCAAACTACCCGACACATGAGAGCCAAAATCCACTCGCATTTGCTTACTACCAGTCTGGCGAATATCAATCCCAATCGAGCGCAGGTCGCTCACAATCTGATTCTCTTCTAACTGACCCCTGCGAAATAGGCGCAAAATCCTGCCACTAAACTCCTCTTGCACTGCCCAGCGAAAGTTGAGCCACAAGTATCGGTCACAAGGATGGCCCAGCATCGATGCCCCTAGATGGGGGCGTGGTGGCTCTTGACGGCGCTCATGCGCCTGGTCAATCAGCGCTGATATACTGTGGCTTGGTTCAGGTATCTTCATGTGGTTTTTTATCCTTTGTTTTCACGTGAGGTGATTGCCCAGCTCCTGTTTTGGCAGGGCTGGGCTTTTTTTATTACTTCTTAGCCCAAGGCGGTGCTGCAGCCTTGGTTGCTGATGCAGGCGCTTCTGCTGGCGCAGCTGTCGCAGGCATCGTTGGCATACTGCCAGTTAAGGATTTAAACCCTTTCACATCATTGGAGTCGCCGTACTCTTCAGATTTGCGCACATCCAGTTTGATGCTCAAAGAGCCACCAATCAGTTGATCGGTGTCGGTCACCTTAGTCAAGCCAATCGCACGCATAATTTCACCAAGTTGCTGGCGACCAATCTCTTCTGCCTTTGGGTTAGGGTTTTTGATGTTGAGATTGCCAAACACCACACGACCTTGGTGGCTTGGGCCAGTAATATCGTAGCGAACTGCGATGTACTGACCGTTACCAGCCTTAGTGTTTTTGAGTTCAGCCCCCGTAATATTGGCGCTATACCAACCAGCAGGCAGTGGATCATAGCCAGATGATTGTGGAAGTTGGTCTGCTTCGTAGATTTCGTTTAAAAATGCCATGATGGTTAATCCTTTTTAGTAATTGAAAATGATGGGCGACTAGGAGTGGTCGTTATTGCGTCTTGCAATGGGCGCGTAATGGACTCGTCAGATGCCTTCCAAGCTGTTGCATTGATCTCAGGCTTCCAGCGAAACAAGGTGGCAAGATGATCTGTTAAACCATGCTCTGCCGCGATGTCTTGCAGTTTGTCAGCATCGACTTTGCGATTCATGCGACCCACTACTTTGATCTCAAGGCCAGCGTCAGTCATTGAGTTTTTAGTACCCTCAAAGTCTTCTGCAATGGCAATGATTTTGAGCATTTGGTCTTCATAAATGCGCCTTGCCTCGACTGCCATGCGCTCTTTTTCTTTGGACTCTAACCAGAGAATCGATAACTCATCGAGTTCTTTGCTCATTATTTGCCCCCAATCTTGGCAATGATCTCGGACAAGTCGGGCGCTTCCCAAGGTGATAGCTTGCCAGATCGGTCTTTAGCCAACCAAAGCCCATCAGAATCGCACATCAAAGCACGCTGGGTAACATTTTCAGCATCCTTTTCTACTCGCAGTGCTAAGCATTCATCGAAAAAGTACGGCAGTGCTTGACCCGTTTTATTGCCTGGCATTGATGGGGCATATAAAATTCTTCCCATCTCATCTTGGGTCTTTTCTAGCTTAGCAGTCATCAAAACGTGGCGGTTCGGCAAATCCCGAAATGCCCGAATAATATCTGCCATTTGCTCTTGCATTGACCCGTAGGCTTGGCGTGGGTCTTTAGCAACCTTCTTTTCGTAGTTCAAAACAACTTCAGCAATTTCGCTGATGCTATCGAGTGCCACCGATTCGAATGATTTTGCCTCGCTACTATTAAGCAACCATTCATACGCTTCTTTGAGCGTTTCCATATTGCCAATCTCAAGGTAAGGCAAGTTGGCATCTTGGATTGATAACAATCCACCTTCAGCCGATAATACGATTGGGTTTGGCAATGTTGTGATTAGTGAGGTTTTACCCGCACCAGCTTGACCATAGACCAAGACTTTGACACCGTTGGCGGACAATCCACCTGTGGTTTTGAGGTTAATAGCCATTAGGCTCTCCTTTGTTTTATCCTCCGTCTGACAATCAGTTCGAGGAATGATTTGACTTTAAACTAAAAAATGCCATAATGCAAGCGTATGTGAAATAATTTATTCAAAGGAGTAATAAATGCTAACAGTAGAGCAAATTCAGCAAAGGTTGGCAGATGCCAACTTAAAACGGGTAGCAGAGAACGCTAAAGTCCACCCAGCATCGCTTTACCGCCTAATGAACAATGAATCCGAGCCGATGTACGCCACAGTCAAGGCATTGAGTGATTACTTGCTCAGTCAGGCAGAAATTCATGGCTGATCTATCAAAAGTATTAGGCGGCCCATGGACGCCACCAGCCCATAAAATCATTGCCTCACCCGAGTCTCAGCTCCGAGATGCCATGGCTCATGCAGGTTTAGAGCCACCGGATGAGATCAGAATGGATGGGAAAATACATCGTTTTCGCTCTGGAACTAAGGGCTCTCCTGGTCATGGAGATAAGCCAGGATGGTATTTAATCTTCGGTGACGGCATACCAGCAGGCAGGTTCGGTTGCTGGCGCTCTGGAATTGAGGTTACCTTTCGTGCCGATGTGGGCAGGAAACTGACCGTTGAAGAAGAAATTACTAATGCTCGTAGATTATCTGAGGCAAAAACCCTAAGGGATGCTGAATTAGCCCGAAAACACGAGGTTGCCAGCGATACAGTAGAGAAAATATGGGTTGGTGGGGGCGCAGCCAGCCCAGATCACCCGTATTTAAAGCGTAAGGGCATTGGCTTGCATGGTGCTAGGGTAACGGGTGATGGGCGTTTAATGATCCCGTTATATGGCGAGGATGGGAAAATATCGAGCATTCAATACATCGATAATGATGGCGGTAAGCTATACCACCCAGGCGGTCAAACGGGCGGTAAGTTTTGGATGCTGGGCACAATGGATGAGCCTGGCACGCTCTTTGTAGCAGAAGGCTTTGCCACGGCAGCGACCATTTATGAGAATACGGGAAGACCCTGTGTGGTATCGTACTCAGCCTCTAATCTAGTACCAGTGACGGGGATTATGCGCGAAATGTACGGAGCAACCCAAGATATTGTGATTGTGGCAGACAATGATGCCTCTGGGGTCGGTATCCGGTATGCGGAGCAGGCCAGTGCCAAGTTTGGAGCGCGCGTAGTGATGCCTCCGATTCTCGGTGATGCTAATGATTATGCGCAAGCTGGAAATGATTTGGCAAGTCTTTTAATGCCAGACTCCGATGATTGGCTTATTCCTGCCGATGACTTTTGCGCCCAGCCAAGCCCGATCTCATGGCTCGTTAAGCGTTGGTTGCAGGATCAAGCCCTGATTATGGTGCATGGCCCATCGGGTGGGGGTAAGACCTTTGTGGTGCTGGATTGGTGCTTACGAATAGCCTCAGGCAAGACCGAATGGTTTGGAAATAAGGTCAAATCAGGCAATGTTGTGTACTTGGCAGGTGAGGGCCACCATGGACTTCGAGGGCGCGTAGCCGCTTGGAAACACTATAACGAGGCAGGAAAGCTCAATATGTGGCTTTCCAAAGACGGGTGTGATCTCAATACCCCAATCGGTTATCTGAAGGTCGTAGAGCAGGTCAGAATGCTCCCAGCAAACCCAAC